TAATACCCATACGTTGCTTAAGGATAATAATTTCTGCTACATTTTTATCTATATCGTCTATAGTATCTAGTTCGTCTTCATTAATATGCATATCTGATTCATCCTTCATATAATCATATTCATCATAATCATTATGAACGTTGATACCGTATGCTATATTGAATTTCAATGCTTTTTCCGGATTAAAGAAAGGTCGGTGTATACCAAATATTATGTCTGATATTTCTGTAAGAGCGTGTGCATTTTTTAAATCGTTCATAGTTGGTCTTTTATTACGCCTACGACTAACTTCTCGATTAATCTGTGCAACTAATATAAAATGTACAGCTAATTCTCTAGCAATAGCTTGTATCTCATTACACTTCTTTTCATAATCCCTAGCAAAATTATCGCTACCTTGAAATTCTCTTAGTTTACCAAAAAGATCTATAGGTACTACTATATACCCACTTCCGCCTTTAGGATATAAAAAATCTTGTAACAGCATTATCTGTTCTTTCATACTTGCTATACTTTGCATGGGTTTATCGTTCAAAAATATTTTCTTATTTTTACGTAGTACTTTAATGCCATCCTCGTATATTTTTCTATCTACTTCAGATAAACGATCAGGGTGTTTTACAGTAGTTGTAATAGGTAAACGTGTATTAAAAGCTAATAATTTAGCAAATAAAGAAGTTGAATTCATTTCTAATGCAAATTGAGCAGAAGGTATACTTTTATGAGACAAATTTTTCATAATTGATAGACAAAAACTACTTTTTCCCATACCAGCTAGAGCTGTGATTGTAGTAATTTGTCCAGGCTTAAAGCCTTCAGTAAGCAGCATATCGAGTTGGCTATATCCACAAGACCATTTATCCTTCTTATCCATCTTCGCTGCTTCAAATTGGTCCGCTACTGCATTTATATCCATAAATTCCATTTGTGTAGCAGAATAACTATTATCTATAATTTCTCTAGCATATTTTATAGATTCTTCTATATCTTTTATTGTAGTTTTAGAGTTTAAACATCTTTTATAGATAGAAGAAAACAACCATTTAAGTAAACGTATTTTAATATTATCTAAAACTAATTGTTCTATATGTATTTTTAAATTTTCTTCAGGAACGGCAGTATAAGTATCCATCAATTGTAAAATAAAAGCATGATCTACATTTACCTTATATTCTGGAAATTGTTGTGTTTTTAATAAAACTGTATCTATAGTAAATTCAAGATTCTCGGATAATATCTTATCTATTGCCCACATTATAGCTCTAAATTCTGTTGTACGAAATCTATCGTAAGATACTGTTCTTGTTATTAATGAATGTATATCTTTTTTTTGCAGAATACTAACTATAATTGTAGCTTCATTATCTGTATTAATAGGATATTCAATTATCTGTTCCAACAGCAGTCCCGTTAATTGTATTATTTTAAAACAGATTTATCTATCGTTTTTATATCAAAAATATCGTCGAATTCACCATCAACAAATCTTACTATTAATTCTAGTAGAACTTCTTTAACCGTTACATCATAAAAATGACAACGATCTTTGAATTGATTTAAGACATATGAAGGAGCTGTTATATATATTCTTTGAATAGAATTCATGTTAATATTATTCCTGTACTGGATAATACATGACTACAATATTTGTTAGTACTAAAAAATATACAAAGTTCTCTTTTTATTTTATTAATTATTTCATATACTGCATTATACGATATATTTAGCTGCCTAGCTATATCAGAACAACTATTTTTTCCTAAAAAATATTCTTCACATACTATTCTTACAGTATCACTTCGGGATTGTTTTTTAGATCTATGTTGAACAAATTTTGTATATTCCTTTGAAATCAAAAAAGCATTCAACCGATCAAACACTTGTTCGGAATCTGATAATAAAGGATCCACTATAACATATTCAGATACATTCACGGGTATATTAATGTTTCTATAATTAGATTCCTTCTCAGCCCACCTATTCATATGTTGTGGTAACATTGTATTAATATAATAAGAAAAAGATGCTCTTTCTGGATCATATTTATCTAATAATACAAGAAACATTGAATATGTTTCTTGTAAAATATCTTCATAATCAACTGTTGATTTTAATATATAGTATATTTTTGCTGAAACCTTTCGTATTAGAGGTTCATATAATTCTGTTATAAAACTAATTGCTTTATCCCGTCTCCGCTGTTTATATATACCAATATTTTGTATAATATTTATAGCATATTTAATAATATCATAAAGTTTAGTCGTCTCTTTATTAGTATTTTTATTAAAGTTCCTACTTAAATTTATACCTGTTTTATAAATAGCTTCATCTCGTTGAATGCACATATATCAGCATAACAATCTCCTTTTATATCCAATCATACGATGGCTTATAGTTCTACAATTCTTAAGAATCCTAATCACTTTTATAATAGCGTTTTATTAATTCATCATAATACCTATATCGCCTTGTTGCTATATATTTTAATAAATATTTCTTAGTAGTTCCTTCTATAAGATACATTAAATTATCACAAAAATCAACTACAACTGGTAATAATTTATTATCATATGTTCTACGAATCCTACCAATCTGCTGTTCTACCTTATGTAAATTAGACGTGGGATATGTCAAGAAAATTACAGATAATCGTGGCAAATCTAAACCTTCAGATGCAATCTTATCCATTGCTATTATACAATCAATAGAATCATCTTTTTTTACATCATCCCACTTGATACGTTTTCTAGTCTCACCTATAAGTAAAACTACCTTATATCCCTTCTCAGTTAAAGCCTTATATAATAATTTACTGTGTTTTACTCTAGAACTTAATACCAATGGAAAATGGTTCATATTGATATACTCGATAATGTGCTTGATAATCAAATCATTTCTCTTATCGTCTGTAGCAAGCATATTATATAACTTTACAAAGTCAACAACATTTTCTTTTCTAGATCCTGTCCATCTATACGCTGTAGGTATAGATTTCTCGATATTTGTATTTATAACTTTATATGTAAATGGCAAAATTCTTTTTTTTAATTTATGTGCCTTAATCTGAATCAATAGTTTACCTATAACATCATAAGTCAAAAGCTCCTTCTGATCTTTACGCTTAACTGTTCCACTTATACCTATTCTATATTTTGCAGGAATATTATTAACTACAGCTAAAAACATCTTAGCAGGTAAATGTTGTACTTCATCTATAATAACCATTCCAAACTTTTCAAAAAAATTGGGTGTTTCCGTATAAACATTATACAAAGTATTTATGATACCTACTATAACACTACCATCCTTCTTTTGATCTCCATTATACTCACCTAATGTATAAGAACCCTTTAACCGTTTTTTTATCTCAGTCGACCACTGACTGGCCAATCGATGTTCGTGTACTATTATAAGAGTGGGTTGTTTGATTTGGCTAATTAAACCTAACATAGCTACTGTATTATGTGTTACAGTCAAATCATCTAATAAAAATCTATGATTTCCATTAATTACAAATCCAAAATAATCACCTGTATCTTTTTCTTTCCTCACAGAAAAATTACTATACGTATATTGTATATTTTGTCTACTATTTAAAGAAGATTCCTGTAGATTTATATATTTAAAATGTTTATAATACGAATATGATTGCATATATGTATCAAGTGGCACATCAATCGTCGAATTTGATAAACCTATAGTTAATATATGATCTTTATTACAAACAAATGAAAAACCTGTGTCTTCGTTTGTTATCCTATATAGCTCTCCTTTACCTCTACTTGCTTTGATAACTTTACGCGGAGTTAAATCATCTCCCATTAACATATCATCTTGTACAATGTCCTGTACCTTTTTTATACTACCGTTATACATTAGTACTTTTGTGTTATAGCCTAAACATTTTCCTCCCCCAGGACTCATCTCAATTAAACCCCCGTCATTTTGTATAAGGGTCTGTATAATTGTACGCTGAGTATCTTCTAGTACAGTATCACATAATGAAATATTTAACATATCATGAACTACTCTTTTATCTTGAATATCTAGAGGTATTCTATGTGTATCATAAAATTCTATAACCTTATATATCCCACCACGAGGTATTTGTAAAACTTTATGAACATTATCTAGCCTATAATGATACAAATAGGTAGGAATATCCTTAGTAGATAGTTTTAATTTCTTCTTTTGGAATATCTCTGGATTTTTATATGTAAATAGTTCACATAGACTATTTATATTATAACCCAATTCTTCCGTATTTATGTAAATTTTGTCCCGAATGATCATCTAAATCTTCCTTTTCAAAGTTATCTAGAAAAAACAACAAAGCCTTCATCATGACCTCTGCATATGATAAAGTCTCACCAAACTGTTCATACCATTGTGTACGTATCTTGTTTTGTAATTTTTTGAAGAGTTTGACATCCTTCACATAAATATTTAAGCGTGTAGTTTTTCCATCTAGCATAATTTATATCCTTTTACAAATCAAAATCATCATCAATAGTAGTTTCTATCTCATCTAGATCTATTGAATCTTCTTTATTCTTTTTGATGGTATGTCTTTCAAAATCTCTTTTTAGATTTTTAATCTTAGACTTTAATATTTTAGGCAATTTCAATCCAGCACTCATAATAGTTACTCTTATTGATTTACTTAAAGCAGGATCAGAAAACATACCAATACGAGCCATCGAACTACCAAAAACTTTTTTAGATATTGTAAATATTCTCGATGCAAATTCAGTATAGCCTCCTCGAACAGGTACATCTATATTTAATAAATAAAAAAGAGTATCTTTATAATTATAACCAGATATCAATAAAGGTTCAAATAATTTCTGCTGTAATTCATCATCTGATAAATTCAGTGCAGCAGGAAGTTGAAAATATATATCTCGTACGTCCAATAGACCTTTTCCGTACTGAAAAATCCTAGAAAGCTCTCCTCTATCTATCGAACCTATACCAGTATGACTGATTTTATTATCTCTTAAGAGATCAAAGGCACTATAAATCCTAGCAAATATATAATAATTAATACGACGCCACCACTCTGCACTAATACCTACTTTTTTTATTAAGAATTCATTATCAGCGAGTATATATAAACTTTTATCTATATCTTTTAATTCTTTGAGTCCTTTAATCGCATTATCTGTATCTAGAATACCTGCTAACTTGGGTGGTAGTGTTGCAATCACACCAACTCTACATTTTTTTGATTTTGCATATTCTAAGGAAGGTAAAATCATACCACCACCTGTGCCTCCACCTAAACCTAAGACAAAAATATTAAGTACATTTGAGTTAAGATGTATATCCATAAAATTAGTAAACTTTCCAAAATTGCGCTCTAGAATGAACCTACCCTTTGCTGGACTACGACCACTACCTGTAGTACCTAACATTAATACCCGATTTGAGGTAGTATTAAAATTACGCATATCTACAGAATCTGTATTAATATAAAATACTTTGAAACCTTTGTCCTCAAACTCTTTACTTATACGACAACCACATTGTCCTAGGGCAAAAATATTAAACATATTTGTCATTATCTCATCCTCTCAATTAATTTTAATGTTGATATATAATGTAATGTTAATTTACTGCATGTATCTATGTATTTACAATCAATACAGCGTATTATCTTCTGCACATATTTTTTTGCTAAATCCTTTTTGTGCTGCTCAATTTTCATAGCACCATTAATATGCAATGCATATTTACTCAAATAAGAGGGTACTGGTAGCTTACCAGTAGCTTTCACAATAAGTTTAGATAAAACAGTTGGATCTATGTTCTCGGGAGGTGTGTTTTTTGTTACACACAAAATATCTTCTATATCATAATCCATTTCGTGTAATAATAATGGAGGAATCATATTACCAAAACAAGAAGGTATTTTTTTATCCTTCAGATATTTTTCTATATAAGATTCTATTGATGTTCCTATTGCATTTACATTAATTTTTATTTTCACGATAATCAAAATCCTTCAAATTATGTTTTTTTAAAATTAAATATTCTTCCCATGAATATAATGCTTGTAGAGATGCTTCTATTTCCTCTTTAGTAGACTCTCCCGCATCTTTTCTATATGGAGGTAGTACACCTACCTTTATATCAAGAGTATGAATAAGAGGTGATATTCTTTCTACTAAACGTATACCTCCCGGATCATTATCTGGTATAATAATAAGTCTCTTAAACTTCTTTAACAGATTCAATTGATCCTTTGTAACACTATTGGTCATACAAGCTATAGCTTGTCTACCTGTATGTTTTACAGATATACAATCAAAAATACCCTCTACTATACATACAGTATCATAATTTTTAACAAAATCTATCCCAGCAAATAAACCACCCTTAGGTTTTTTCGCTGTTATTTTTCCATTCCCATATGGACTACGCAGAAAATAATTACATAATTTCTTATCCTGATATAATGGAAATAAAATCCATCCTGTATAAGTATTACCGGTAACTACTGAAATAGACCACTCTTCAATATCATCACGTGTGACACCTCGTTTGGTTAAATAAGGATGTTCATATAATTTCCTATGAGAAGGAAGTTTAAAGTCATTTTGTACATTCTCCTTTTTATAATCAAAAAATATATTATCATATATACTATTCTTTATTTCATATCCTACAATATATTTACGTAAAAAGATATACGCATCGATATTCTCAATACCGAAATGATGTAATAGTTTATATATATTTCCCTTGTAACCACAACCAAAACAGTGAAATATACCTAATTTTTTATGTATACCCATTGATGGTTTACGTTCAGCATGATCCGGATTTAAACAAGTAATAGCCCATGATTTCTGAGACAAATTTTTGTATTTTATTCCCAGATCTTGTAATATCCTAGCAACATCGTATCGTATTTCATCCATCGCTATTTTACGAATTGAATAGATCCTTTAAAGTTTAAAGAAACACTTTTTGCTCTATTTAAAATAATTTTACACTGTTGATAATTTGTATCTATTCTATCTATAGATACATTAGAAGTACAAATTATATATTTACCACCTGACAAAATCTTGTCAAGCCAATTGAATAAACTCACTTGTATATATTCTTTTCCATAAGAGGATCTGCTATTATCGAATGCGTCGTCTATTAAATATACAGAAAAAGTATCTAATTGCGTTAACACTGAAGTTTTATTTTCAAAATTGGTGAACATCTCCAATAGATCTTGCATTTTTATAAAAATTCCTTTTAAACCATAATCAATTAATCTATATAGTAAAATGGATGCAATAGTTGTATGACCTGCATTAGGATCTATACCCCATATCCATACAATTTGAAAATTGTCAATAAATTTCTTTGGATTCTCTATAAATGCACAAACAATATCTATATATCGTTTATTATATTTATAGATTTGTTCATTTTTAAGTATAGGTAGTTGCATATATGATTCCATTGTATAGTCCCAATACATTTTTGGGATATTGGCTTTTGATAATTTATTCTCACGGATTTTATATAAATCTGTATTTATTTTACATTTACAAGGTACGTATACTTCTTCACCAGATACATCATCATATTCAATAATATATCTTTTATTCTTACAGAGTTCACAATTTTTCATAATAAAAATATTTTTTTCCTATTTTGTAAAAAATTAGACCATGTTGTTATATAGTATGCCGTATTTCCTAATTCTATTTGTAATATATCCTGAATTTTTTGAAGATCTTCTTGTAATACTTTTATACTATTATATTCAGTGTGTATTCGTTTACATGGTATTATTGTAGCAACACAGTCCTTTTTCCGTAATACTGCATAATTATCTTCAGTTTTATTTATAACAAAGCCAAAACGTAATATAGGTATTTTATAATTAAGTATAGCTATTTTCTCTATTTTTTGTAAATCACTTAATTGTATTCTATAATATTTTTTCATTGTAAATTTATCTTCGTACTGGAAGAGCTCATCGTTCGCATCTCCTCTTTTCCACCATAAGGATCCACTAAATATATGCCTCTTACCACCAGTATCTTTTGCTATTTGTTTTTCTCTACGAGTTGAATATTTTTTATAATTCTTTAGCTGCATTGTATAAATCTTTCATTTCGTTAAAATTAGAATAGTAATGATTAAGCAAATTGACCATCCCATGAAATTTTTCATTATTTATATAATACCATGCTCCTTTCTTTTCAATATAACCAGAAATTAATGCCAACTCGACTAATTCATTAATATGATCAATTCCAACTGGAAATTTATTTCCTTGTTTAAAATAATAATTGAGATGATATACACCACCTGGTGAACTTAATTTGTTTTTATCCGCACGTATTCTGATGCGTTGTCCATAGAAACTTTGTTTGAATTCAGCCTCCTCTCCATTTTCTTTTAGAAAATGTTCTCTTTTTAATTCTAGGGCTATAGCTATATGATGCTGTATAGCATTCCCTCCAGAATAAGTATCATAACCAGACATATATCCCATTTTAGCACGAACTTGTGATGTAATAAATAATGCAGCTTTATATGCCTCGCTTTCATCTAATAAATCTGTTGCTGCAAATGCACTACATACATGTCTCATTAATAGTCCATTTTGTCTTGCTTCAACACCCATTGTAGCTTGGTCAGCTTCACGATCCTTTACATATCTAGGAAGCGCAGCCTGTAATGAATCCCATATTACAATATCAACTTCTTTAGATTTAATCACATCTCTAGCATATTCAATACCTTCTTCAGTATCTTCCGGATCCCCGACTAATAAATCATTTATAATTATACCGCATTTGCGTAGGTAATCGGTTGTTGCTTCATGTATTACTGTTGCTTCCTCAATTTTCAAGTTTTTTAAAAATTGTTCAATGTTTTTTATCCTATTTTTTTCTTCTTCTACAAGTTTATCTTTTGCAGTTAATTCATTCATTTCTAATAAAGCATCATTATAATCTAATTCATCGATTACTTCATCTGTTTCTATATCGGTTATCTTTAGGACTTTTACTTTTACAGGTTCTTCAATTGATAATGATCTCTCATAATCCAACACAAGAACTTTTTTAGCTATTGGATTTGAACATTTACAAATATCCATTTCTAACACTTTTAATAAGAAAAACGACCATCTATCTATATTTTTATCAAGTGCATAAGAAGGTAATACGTTATGACATTTTCTACAGAGTCGTTGCGCGTATGCAATAGTTTGATTTAATAAAGCATTTTTTCCAGATGATTTCGCACCAAACAGTAATTGAATTCTTCTATAAGCAAAACCTCCACCTGTTATTCTATTTACAATGAATGAGCCCGGAAAGAATCTTTTCAGAATAAATGCCTTTGCTTCTGTTAGAGTTGTTATTTTTGTTGCTTTCTTTTTTTTATTAATATCATTGATCACTTGTGGTAATTCTATCATATACATACCTCTCTCTTTAAAATTATTATTATTAATTGTTTGTTGTAATTCAATTACCATCATTTTCAAAATCGATACAGATTACATATTTCTTAGAACTTTGTCCTATATATTTACCATTACTAATAAGCATAGTAGATAAGTCATTAGAAAAATTAAATACTATTTGAGATTCTTTAAAATTTTTCAATATTTTAATCAAAATAGATAAGTTAATTATAAAAGATAATTCCATTGGAATATCATTTTTATCAATTTGAATAATCTCAGAACCTGTTTGCATAGAATGCTCGCTTACAATTGTTTTTATCACCAAATTTTCTTCAAAAATATTTATTTTTACATTTTTATTTATTTTTGTTAATGAATATAACCGTATACAAGCTTTTAATAATTGTACGGGATTTAGATAAAGTGTATGCTCATACTTTCTTAATAAATTATCTTTGTATCCTAAAAATCCTTTTTTAGGATACTCATTCAATACAATTGATAAATTTAAAATATTTATTATAATCTTGTTATTGATCTTATAAAAATGTATTTGGTATCCCAAATCTTTTGTTATTTTTGATATTATTTTATAAAGAAGTTCAAAACTATTGCGTTCTATACAAATATCAGAATTATTTGATACTTTATATTCATAGATTGCAGCTACTGTATCTGACGTCGTAACAAAATTTCCATCATAATATACAGCATTCCATATTTCTTTATATAAATCCTTATCTGGAAAACATAATTCGATAAATTTATATATAGTCTTTAATTCATTTTTATATATATCAAGTATACTATTCTTGCATAAATTTTTCATATTAATAATTCCTTCTGAAAAATCACAATCAGTTATAATTCGATCTACTGTATATGTATTTGTGCCACTTTGTAATATTACAGTATTAGATTGTATATTAAATTGAATTATACCTGATATACTATCTATATATTTGTAAATTGAATCAAAATTAATGGAAAAAGATATATTAATACTTTCAATATTTCCACATAAGAATTCTAATGTATGTATTTCATCAAATACATATAAAAATAATTGTTTATCCATAATAGTAAACTGAACTAAACTACCATATTTACTGTTTTTTGTATATTTTATCATTGGAGAAATAATACGAAATGCATCATGTAATAAATTAGTATCAATATTTATGATCATTTTTCCCACCTATCAAGTACATCTATATCAGCTTTCAATGTAATTTTAACTTTTGGGATATTCTGTGTCATCAGCTCTGGTATTTTATCTACTACTTCATCAAGTTCTTCATATGGAACTTCTAAAATAACAGAATCATGTACTGACCCTACTATCTTTGTAGTTTTATTTGATGCTTTTAACCATTTAGATATTTGTATCAACCCTAAAAAATATATATCACTAGCTGTACTTTGTATTGGTGTATTTACAGCTTGTCGTAATGCAGCTTCCTTCTCAAATATATTTGATTTATATACATTAGGTAAATATCTACGTCTACCATAGAAATTTTCTACAAAGCCATGTTCAATGGCAAAAGCTTTGATATCTTTAATCCATTGTGCCATCTGAGGAAAAGCTTTAAAAAACTGATTAATAAATGTCTGAGCTTTTTTTAATGATATATCTAATCTTTTTGCTAATGATTCTGCTGATTGTTGATAAACTATACCAAAATTAATCGTTTTGGCATTACTTCTTTTCTCAGCATGTTTTGGATTTTTTTTGTCAAAATCATCCATCTTTATATCAAATATAGCACAGGCAGTATATGTATGAAAATCATAATTAGCATTAAAGGCTTCTATCATATTAAAATCATCCGAAAGCATTGCTAAAACTCTCAATTCTATTTGAGATAAATCACATATTACTAATTTATGATTATTTTCAGGTATTATAATTCCTCGAATCCTGTTATCACGAGGTAAATTCTGTAAGTTTGGATTTCTAGCAGAAAGTCGTCCTGTTGCTGTACCTATTTGAAAGTATTGCGGATATACTCTATGTTTTTCATCGACAAGCTTTTTATATCCTTCTAAATAGGTAGAAGTTTCTTTTATTATTCCTCTATAATCTAGAATTAAACTAAGTATTGGATATCGTTTAGCATATTCTTTAAGAGCAACCTCATCCATTGAAGGTTCTCCTTTAGGGGTTTTAAATTGCTTATTTACTGGTATTTTTAAATTCTCAAATATTATTTTTTTCAACTGAACAGTAGAATTTAAATTAAATTCTACTCCAATCTTTTTATATAATTTCTGCTTAATTGCCTCGGCTTTGTTTCTATTATCTTCTATCAGCTTATTAATTCTATCTATATCTATTTTAATTCCATTTTCATGTATTTCTATCAAACATATGCAAACTGGTAATACTATATTATAGAATATATATGGATATTGTTTATCTATTTGATATTTTAATTTAAAATATATCCTATAAGTAGCATCAGCATCCATTGCAGAATAAAACTCAAGAGGAGTCATATCCAGAGATTTAATAAAATTTTCTTTAATATTTTTTATATAACGAAAACTCCTCAATAAAGAGTTTTCTAGTTCTTTATCTATATTGAGTACTTGATATAAATAATCTATAGGATATAAAGATAATTGATTAAATGGATATTCTATATTATCTTCTTGCTTTTTTCTTCCCTTTAAATAACCAACAACCCCTCCAAATGCATCTAATATACTATCATAACCACCTATAGAAGTTAATAACCATGACATATATTTTAAACCATATGTCATAGCAGCAGTGTTATTCTCAAAACACATTGTTAATGTATGCTGAGCTAGCATTGTATCAAAAACAGGGTATATTTTTTTAAAACCATGCTTTCGTAAATATCGAATATCAAAATCAGCATTATGAAAAACTTTTATAACATCACATGCTTCTAATATTTCTTGTAGAAGATCAAAATGTTCCAGCATTTTATCCCATTTTATATGTACACCCTTTCCAACTTTATTACAGAATGAAATATCAGTTATCACACCATCATGTATATTAGTATCTGATATTGTCTCAAGATCAATAACTACAGCATCACTTTTTAATAAAGTTTTAAGATAATTCCTTATATCTACAGGATCTTCTATATTCATAGGTTGTGTTTGTATTATTTTTATAGGTGTATCTTTTAAAAAATCCAACACTTTTAAAATATCTTTTTCAAAATCTATTCTGAATTTATGATCATTATTTTGCAAAAGAGCAGATGGGTGGTAAAGTGGAATAATATGTATATTGAGTTCCGGATGATAAAAAGTTTGACCATGAACAGCTTCCATTGATGCTTTTGTTTTAATTAAACTATTGAAAGCAACTTTACCCAAAGCACATACTACTTTAGGTTTCATTCGTAAAATAATATCAATCGTAAATGTTCTGCACATTTCTATCTCAATAAAATTAGGAGCTCGATTTTTATTATTATGTGATGGTCGACAACGAACTGCATTTGTTATATAACAATCTATATTATATTTATCCAGAAAATATTGCAATAATTTCCCAGATTTTCCAATAAAAGGTATTCCTTGATCATCTTCATTATAACCAGGAGCTTCACCAATAAATAAAAGATCTGCTTTAGGATTTCCTCTACCGATAATACATGGATTTTTTACATTTTTATATAAACCGCATTTTTTACAAAATGTATTAGCAACAGAGTATTCTAAATCAAATACTTTTCTATTTTTTGTATATGTGTCTTCAATAGTTTGCATAAAACATCTGTTTGATATTTGTATAAATTGTTATCTTCTTCATTTTTTATATGCAAATATAAATCATGAGCTATTTTTGCTAAAACAAAAGCATCTGCTATATCGGAATCTCTAAATTCAATACTATATTTTTTATAAATATCGAGTAATATAGTTTCCTTACCAGTATTTTTCCCACTGCCTGATATATATTTTTTAAGCTGGGAAGGTGCTACCTCTATATATGTAATACTTCTTTTATATAAAGTGAGATGCAGAATTCCCAGCCATTTTCCAATATCTATTAATTTGCCACTTGCATGATGTGCAGGTCCTTCAATACAACAAAAAGCAAATTCTGGCGAATTATCAAGAAATTTGATTAATTCTTTTTCCAATAAAAAAAGTCTTTCAATCCCAGTGGCAGATGTTGTTAATTTGGTTTCAAGATATACAGCAGATTTTGAATCTACTACTACTAAACCACTATTAGTTAGACTGGGATCAATTCCCAAAAAATATAGCATTTTTTATTTACCAAAAGAAACACCACAAAATGGACATGTAATAGCATGTGCAGGGATAATATTATTACATATCTCGCATTTAACTACTAATTTATTTCCACATCTTGGACAAATTTTCTCATCTCTATTAATATGTGTATTACAATTTTTGCATAATATTGTAGGTATATTACCATCTTTCTTATCCATTTTCTTTTGATCAGATATAGTAGAGGGAGAATTAGACTGTTTTTTTTCAGGTATTTCCGGAAAAGGAGGAAAATCAGTATCTGAAAAAATAGATGCTGCATTTTCAACAGAATCTTGAGGAACAGCTATATTCTGATTAACTGCTTGTTGTGACTGTTGTGGCTGTTGTGATTGTAATAACTGTTGTTTTTCATCAAAAAGTTGATTTTCTGCTTCACTTTCAACAGCATTTGCTATTTGATTCAATTTAGCTAGATATGATGTTCCCATAACATTATCAATTTGAGATATCGTATTTTCTAAATATTTTAAAATATAATGCGCTGAAGATAATTTTGCTACATCTTTTAAATCATATCGTTCATATTTCTTTTCTTCATCTGCTAGAATTCCTATTTTTGCATATTTTGTATTTTTTCCGGCTCTTATAATACTCTGTACAGTATCACGACCTGTTCCTTTTTTAGAGAAAATAATATCATATTCTTCAAATTCTCCATGATTTTCAAAAATTATAGCTAGTTTTTTAAAAGCCTGTTGTCCAAAACGAATTAATTTAGTATGTTTATTAGCAACACACCAATCAATTAAACCTTGTTCTGTTGCAACAGGATTTCTATGTATTGCATTGAACACATATTCTTTACGAGGACGTGCTGATGAAGTTCCCATAAAAGCAGGATTCCAATACTCAACTACTCTTTTCCATAACTCTGGATTTTTACTCTGATAAGTATTGATTTTTCCATATTGTCCTTTCTTAGACTCTAAATAACCACCTTCAAACCAATTATTTTGATCCCCTAATATTTCTGCTAAAATACTACGACCTTCGAAACTATTTTCAATGATGAAAGATCTAATCTTTTCGTCATCACATAACCACCATGAAATCCAATATTTTTCAAAAGATTCAGATCCACCTACAATTCTAAACACATTAGAACTACCGGAAGGTGTTTTTATTTCTTCTGGATAATCGAAACTAAAATCATCATCGATTCTATCCGCTTCTTCTAAAAGTTTATTTTTTTTCTTCATACTATCATTTTCCATAACTTTCTGCTCCTTTTATTTTATTAAATTTTTTATTAATAATTATGTAGTTTGATTTATTAATACATTATAATCTTTTAAATCATGTAATTGATAACTGAATTTTTCTAAACTACCAACAACCCGTTTTAATAAGCGTAATCTATGTCGTTCTTTATTTATATTATACAAATATTCTCGATATTCATCTTTAAACATATTTAAAAGAAATCGCTCTTTTGATGCCTCACTTTTTAACTTAGGATTTTCATCTACTAATAATTGTGCATATTTTTCTGCCTTCCATATTGTAAAATTATCTTCAATTAATTGTAAAATTCTCTGTTGTTCATCACATAGATAACCATAATAATAAAGCATGTAAGATATTTTATTTAAATAACTCATGATTAGTTCAATATTATCAATTGTATTTAATTCTAAGATTGATGGATCGAATTCAATCATAATTTCTTTCATACTTTCATATGTACTATTTTCATCATACTTTTTAAATGTTTCATTTAATTTTACTATATCATAATTCATTTTTTATTGCCTCTTCATTAATAAGTTTTTGTATTACTTTAGATTTATTAATATTTAATTTTGAACTTAGTTTAATTAATTTTTCATAACACTCTGGCTTAATTGAAATTGTTATTGAAATAGCTTTTCTCTCTCTTGATATTTTAAATCGGCCCATGGCTTAAAATTATCATTATTATATTTAATTATATAAAACAACATAAAATTTAAATATATATCTGTCAAGCTAATTAATGAAAAAAATTTATAAATATTCCATAACATTAACATTTTTTACAAAAACTAGATTATTAAATTCAGGTACATATACTAATATTTTATTCTTTTTAAAAACTTTTACAATAATAGCAAGCATATCATCAATCTTAACAAACTGTTTATAATCTATTGGAATACTGCTCTTCGCAGGTTTAATCTTTATAGTTTCAATTTGATCACTAGATAATATTATGGTATAATTAAAATCTACAAGATATATTTTTGATTTTTCATCATCTTTATCATTTTCTATTTTAAATCCTATATAAGTGTCTGGTATAGGTCTAATCAATCCAATATCTGTTTTATACAAAAAACTTTTTCTAATTTTAACTGGTTTTATATTTTCTATCCACTTAATTGTTCCATATTTATATCTTTCTTTATAAAAAAAACTTTCTCTATGCATAATTTCTTCATAAATTTGATCTGACAATATTGTCCATCGATCAATAGGAATCGTGACACTATCAGACGAAAGATTATATAATCGATTAAGTATTTCCTCTTTATAAGGAATTAAATCTTTCTCCTCTGCATATATAGGTAAACCTGGAGCAGAATTCGGTATTTCATCAATTGAATTCATTAACCAACATTCCAAATGACAATTGCATCCTGGATGACTTTGTGCTATTATTGGTTTAGGTGGATAATAACCTTTTGCACCAGCATGTGCATATGCATTATCAATTAATGTATCTAAAAATAAATCAGATGCGTGTAATCTATCACATATCGGTATACCATCTATAACAGGAGAACAACAATCCTTTATATCTCTTCCTTCCTCTAATAAGCAATTATGCTCAGGTCCTATTACCCACATAGCTGATTGGATACCAAATGCTTTCAAATAAGTTAAGCAATTTATTGAACAATCTACATAAGAACTACTTTTCTCATTAAAAAAATATTCACTTTCTGCAATAAGTGGTTCAAATTCATATAAAACTTGCATTTCTGGACTTTCTTCAATAAGAACCTCTAATTTCTCTTCAGAAGGTTGCTCTGCTTCAACTTCTATTAAGGGAGTTTCTGCCTCACCCTTAAGATATGAAAAAACTTCAGAATCTGGAGGAGGATCACCAGTCAATCTAGCAAACACTGCTTTATTAAAAACCTCAGCAATATTTTTGATAGCATCCGTTGAAAATATTTTTCTAAATGCATATTCTATAATCTCAGGAGGTAGATTCTTCTTTAGTATATATATAATATCTACAATTTGTGGAGCCAGATTTTTCTGAATGTAAAAAATATACTCATTAGGTAAATTATATAAAACAACAGATTCTTCTTCTGTTAATGGTATTAAATTGTTTAATTTATTTATAATGCTATTAGAATATTGATAACATAATTCCTTATCCTGCATATCAAGATTTTGTATTAAGACAGCTTCTTTTTGCATTATCCACCACTATTTCTTCAAGATAGTATGCGCAGTACTCTATTGACTTCTGATGTATCTACTTTTTTGTCTTTATATATTTCAGATATTTCTACCAATATTTTCATATAACCATATCGTTGTAATAACTTAAACAATAAATTTTCATCAGAATAATTCAAAGAATTCATCATACGTTCAAGATCAGTTTTTAATGTTCTCCTATCAAAAACATTTTTACGTAAATTCTTAACCAGTTTTGTATCTTCAGATAATAAGCTAATTGAATCATTAATACGATCTAACGATATCATTAAATCTGTTTTTAACTGTTCCAAGTCTTCCTTTGAAGCATTTTTTAACTGATCCCGTAATATAATAAAATCCATTGTATCACGTTTAGCATTTGCAATATCTACGGAAAGTTTATCCAGAAAATTCCGAGCTTTTGATCTTATATAATTTAATGTATATACAGATGAAACAGGACCTTCAACTCTTTTAGGCTCCTTAATCCATTTATCTTGCATAATATTATATAAACTATCATATTTTATCAATTCTGGCTGGGCTGCTTCTTTAACTGATAGAAAATAAAAATCCATTGCATGTTTTGTCTCTGGAATATAAGCCGTTAACCATGAAGATTTTCGTCCCTTTTTAATTAAATTTTCTAGTATATCCTCTTCTGTTATATTAGAAAAATTCCTATTATGTATCTTAAATGTTATTATATCTATAACAACCTTTATATCAAAATCTGATTCATCTGTATAGAAATAAGTAGCAAGAGATGATCCTATATACATATCTACTACAAAATCATCATAACCTTTTAATTGCAATTCTTCAAAGAAACCGGCTAAGGAAGCGAAAATAAAATCACGAATTACAGGACGTAATTTATGATCATCTGTCCATATTTCTCGACATAATTCTTCCCTCTGTATATCTAATATGGAAGATCTTTTTGAAAACATGAGAAATTACCCTATGTCTGATAATAAAAGATCAGCAGATTCTAGATCGGACTTTAACTTAGATATTTGTGCTGCTTGTATTGTAATAATATCATGAGCTTCTTCTAATTTTTGTGAAATAATATCCACATACATACGCATTTGTGTGGAAATATGATCATCTTGTACTTTATCGATGAGATTATATAGTTCACTTATTTCTATCACGTTTTACATCACCGTAATCATCATATTCAGACTTAACCTTGATAAAATCATGTATATCATCCACAAACTCTTCTTTCATTTTATAAACAGCTTCTTTACATAATTTTTGTTGCCCACCAGTATCCCAGTGTACTGTAATAGTAAAACCATTCTTACTAACTGCAATTACTTTACCAAACCTAGCAGTTAACCTAGATCTTATAGTATCTCCTACTTGAATGTCTTCTTCTTTGATAAAATAATCTATTAGATCTTCCCGTCCAGCTAGTTTAAAAGTTTGTGCTACTTTTTGATTAGAATACCTTAATCCATTTTTTGCCATCCATATTGAAATACTAGATAAAGGTGCTCCTTTTTTTATGGAATGATATAACTGAGGTATATAATCTATTGTACTTCTTAAATGTCTTCTTACTTGTCTCATAATAACACCGCCATTCTTTTAAACTTCTACATAAATAGGACTCATTTCTGATTGAAGATAAGGAATAATAATTCCCTTAAGTGTTTGTCCCTTTTCTCTACCTAAACAATAACCAGCAGGAACTTTTACCTTACCAATACCTTTACCACCAAAATAGATTTCTATTCTTTTATCGCCTTTAAAAATATCAAAATCATACCATGATTTTTCATCTGGATTTTCAAATTGATAAAATTCACTATCTTTATCAAAATCACCTATCATATAAAAAGTCTTTGGATCCTGCTCATCTATTGTCTTATTTGGTAAAACACCAGCATGTACTATATAAATATACTCTGATATTTTGATTATTAAAGGTAACTCTATAATAAATTTAAGTATATCACTGGTAGTGGGATATGATCTTAACCATGTTGGTATACTCTCCGGATCAGTTTTACTTTGATCTATTAAATCTACTTCATTCTTTCCCTTCACTGAATAAACATTTAAACTATTTTTTATAAACAATAATGTTTCTATTGATTTAGGATCATCAAAATCAAAATTATTTCCAGTAGTAACCATAATATCTTTGTAGTTAAAATGTTGCTCATATAACAATCGAATAAATTGTGTATGGTCCCCAAGAATTTCACCTATTATAAAAATACGTTCTGGCTGTAGTTCCGATAAATCTAACATAAATTTTTTACCCCGCCTTTTTCGAATTTAAAATTATTATTTGCCAGTAGATCCAAAACCCCCCAAATTTCTAGAAGATTCTGGCAATACATCTACAGATTCCCACACAACCCTATATATAGGACATAATACTGCTTGAGCTATTCTATCTCCTTTATTAATTTGATATAAAGATACTGTTGTATATAATATCACACCAATTTCATCTCTATATCCACTATCAATAGTACCAGGTTGGTTTAATACAAAAATTCCATTATTTAATGCCAAACCAGATCTGCTACGAATTTGTAATTCAAATCCTTCCGGAATTGCAACATATATACCTGTCTTAATAATAGTAGGTACATTCTCAAACAAAAACTTTGATTCATTAGCATGTAAATCCATTCCTGAATCTCCTATATGCATATAGGAAGGCAAAGGATTATCCGATTTGTTTATAACTTTAACTGTAATATTCCTATTATCCATTACTTACCACCTTATTTTGCTTTTTTAAAATATTTCACAAGAAGTACCACTACATGCCAATTCCGAACTACCTGTAGTAGTATCGCTCTTTTCATAATCAACTAATTTAGAAAAATCTACATTTGGTAATTCTTTTAATAATTTATGATATTCCTCTTTATTAATATCTTCATAAGGGGCCAATCTATAAACATGATCTGAAACTGGCAGAAAAGTAAGCCCACCTATTTCATCGAAATTTTTATATACCCATGCTGCTACTTCCAGCCATTCATCTTCTTTGACATATATAGTCGTCGATGGATTATGTTCACATTGTCCTGTCACAACTCCATTAAATGTACCCCTATTTGTCAGGGGTTCTGTAAAACAATACGTTTTTAAAGGTCCTATATATTCTACCTTATTCACTTTTATTTCGAATTTCTTATTATATTTGATATCTTTTACGTTTATCCTATGCAATACCATTCCCATATCTTCCAAAAGTTTCAAAGCTTCTTTATATAATATAAGAACAGGTATTGCTGCAAGTGACCTATAGTCTTTATGTGCTAATTCATAGAATTTTTTCTTTATAACATCATTACAGTCATGTTTTGTTATTGAATAAATACCTAATGTATATAATAATAATTTAACACGTTCTACAAAATCATAATTTAATCCTCCTATATAAACACAATCCTCCATAATAATTCCTATATTGTCTATAAGTCCTCCTATCCACATAGCTCGATAGGTTATGGAAGTATGTATAGGAGGTATCCAGTTCCGTGCAAGTACTTCCTTATCAGATGGTTTCCATGTTATATATTGCTCAGAATCCATATTTTCATTATAAATCATCAAAGAATCTAAACAACAATAATGAGAAGGATATATGTCGAAGACACGCTCCTTACTATGGTGGAATATCATACCAGAATAAAATCCCTGTATATATGCATCTACTTTCGGAAAAATTGAAGTATTTATCTTTGATATAACAGGCATTCTGTATAATGATAGAGTATCTCCTCTTTTCAATGCACTTGTTTTTGTCCACAAACCATCTTCTTTTATGAACTTATGATTTCCAGTACATTTTATATTAGTACCATTAGATAAACTAACCCTATAAACATTTTGTTGACCTGTTCTGAAAGGTGTCGTTTCTTTGAACGAAGTACCATTCCATACACGTATTTTTTTTCCTACTAATGTTTCAATTGGTATATGTCCCTGATCTGTAAGTATTTTTGTATCTCCAGTAACACACCAGAAAGATTTCAACATTTTCCAATATTCTAATTGACTAATAGCTGGTATTCCGCGTAGTTGTGTCTTTTGCGGTGCTTTGCATGGGAATTCTAATACCCATGTATTACAATTTTTAGGATCCTGTCCAACATCACACTTCATAGGAAAATCATGCGCACGTAACAAACGATAAAGAGAATCACTCTTTGTTATACGTACTCTACGAATATAATAACCTGTAGATGTCATTCTAGTATGTGCCCCTGCTGAGCTATTAACTAGTAAAGAAACTGTACCACTAGGTTTGACACATGTTATCGCTGCTGAAATATTAATATCCAATCGTTTAGCTATTTTTTTATTAGTTGCAATAGCAACATGTTTAAGATCAGATAACCACTTTTTTGCAGTATCATTAATATTTCCTAAAATAGAATGATCCCGCAAGCCTGTTAAAGATACCCCTAACAATCTTTCTTCTTCACAATTAATTCTCCATTTTTTATCTATAAATTTGAAGCTCGTAAAAGTTGATTGCCATGTTCCTATCATAGTAGCAAGTTTTACCTTACGTTTTAAATCTTCAAATGTATCACCATTTCGTACTACTACTTCTGTTAAGTTGCATAGAGATTTATTGCGTAATAATACTTCTCCACAATTATGAACAATAAAACCATTTACCACACCCCAATTAGTTTTCGGTTCATTGAAATCATATACATCAATTTTATTACTTTCTTTAATACTCATAACTAAAGGACTTTTAACTTTTATAAGATCTATCAATTTATTCATTTTATAATTTTGTATAAATCCTATATAAGTATAAAAAGCTTTTATACCCTCAAAATTTCCAATATTTAAATCATAACTTTTTTTACAAATATATTCTCCATTAGGAAATGAAACTTTTTTTGATTTATTAACTGTAATATAAGAAATGATTCCTAAATCTTGATAAAGAATATCTTTAACATTATTAACTAAATCCCAACAAGTACTTTTTAAAGTTATTCTATACTTAGAAATAACACTGCCATTAGCACTAAATAAACCTTTTAAAAAAGATAATCTTTCTTCTTTTTTGAAACTAAAAAATTGTTTAGGCAAAGATCTTTCTGAAAGTTTCTTCATACTTATTCCTATTTTTTTCAAAACCTCAGTATATTCAGTTGTATAAAACTTTCTTCTTTTTTCTTTATTTAAATTTTCATTAAAAAAGTTCATATGATTAAATAATTTAGCAACATCATGATCATTGCTTCCAAAATTAATTTCTAAACCTTTATGAAATTTACTACAGAGTCTTGTAGTAGTACCACCACCTTGTATAAAACCTAATTTAACAAATAAACTATTTTCTTTAAAAGTCCTATTAACATAAACTTTAAGTCTTTTACCTTTTAAATTTTTCGCAGTAGATTCAGTATCATCATTCAATTTAAAAATATGATCTGGTGTACATGTGATAATTACTTTATTAGATAATTTAATTTTAAGAGTATTTTTTGTACCGTTTTTCCAAACTTTACCCTTAACCATTTCCCCATCAGCATTTATTAAAATTGGTTCCGTTCCATCTAATTCTTCAAAAGTCTTATAACCATCACTAGTAAGTATTTCTTCATAACCAGCAAAACATGGATTAATCCCTATAACAGCAGAACTATCCCTTCTTCCATTCTCTGTAACTTTTTTTTGTGCTGATGGTCTGCTAAAAATACCGCGTTCTCCACTTTTTGATCTATATAAATTTTTCCATTCATCTAAAAATGATATAATGTCAGGTTTTCTTGTATAAGCAACCGAATTATTTGATAGACTTCTCTGTGGATAGGCACGCCAAAATTCACCCATTTTAGCATTAGCCATCTCATTATCTGTTAAATCCGACAGACTAATCAATGCACTATTATGTACTATAACATTTTCTGCAACAAATATTTCTGCAGTATCTACTTCTATATCATAAACAGGTACCACATTCTTATAGATACTAATATCATGTATTGGTGATAGATAAATTTGTTTTTTGTTTGTATATAAAATACTTACAATAGTATCTCCTATATGTTTATTTATCTTTATATTCGTAATATTTTCTTCTTCATGATACGAAGTTAGTGGTGTATCTATTTTTGTATGCTTCTTATATGAATATTTATTGATCATATCGATCATAGCATTAAACATTGATGTAGATATCAGTAAGGAATTTTCTGAATAACTATTATATTTTACAATTATACCTATACTATGAAACAATGTCTGCAAATTATGTAAATATATATCATTAGTACTTCCTAATGTAATATCAGTAAAATATTTATCGTATATTGCAATACCTATTGCAGAATCAATAATACCTGCTATATACGCAATACGATTCTCAACAGATGCTTTCAATACATATTTTGGTATGTCAAAAAAACCAGATCCACTATAAGTATGGGATTTTAACCATTTTGTAAAAGATTTCGAACATATATGTATCCTATACTTTGAGGATTCTTTTTTATCTATTTTTATTTTAATAGCGGGTATACCAATATCCATAAGAATATAAATTATTCGGCTTATCAAAGCAGAATCAAGCTTTTCTCTATACAATCCATCTAAAGAAAGGACTACATGTCCCTTCGTAAAATATCCCCGTGCAAGCACTAAACCTAATAACCACATAAAGTTATATGATGTATCATTCGAGTTGAGATATTTTATTGGACTATAAACAATCGTAGAAAAGAATTTTTTATATTTTATTGTAGGTAGCTCACAAATAGTTCCCTCATATGTATTTAAAGACAATAACAAAGAATCATTCTTTCCAATTTGTCTAGCCTCTTTGAAATTTATTTCCTGTTGTTCTTTATCATATACAAGTAAACGATGTTCAGGAGTACAAACAATATCACCATATCTATGCTTTAATTTGTAAACAGATCGTAGCCCTATATATTTTTTACCTACAATTATATAATCTTTATTTCCTATTACAGCACGATCACCTACATTCACATCTTTAATATATTGTATTCCGTTTTTTAAATTTATTCGAGTATATCCAGGTAAACATCTCCTAGTACCACCAACAACTACTACTTCAGCAATCTTACAGCAAATATCATGCACATCTATTGATCTTAGTCTAAAACCTCGATTGGCTTTTACAATATCAGAAGTGAAATTAATTAAATCTCGTAGTGGTTCAGGACCACTATTATGGCTTACAAAATTATTAACAATGAAACAATTCCTTGGGTATTGCATTTGTAAATCATATACATATAAAAGTCCCATTTTTCTAATGGAAATAATACTATCAAATGTTGTGTAAGCGACATTATTTATATCAACAACAGTATCTTTACTAATATATATAATATCATTAATATCCACAGATGTGTTATAGCATTGTGTACAGTATAGAGATACAGGTGATATAGAACATTTACATACAATACAGTGACCATCAAGTTGTTTACGCATAGATCCTATAGCAATTCTGTCTCCTATATTAAATTTAGACAATACTTGCCATTTACCATCAGACCGCATAAATCTATGGTCATATGTAGCCTTTATCTTATAACCTTTTTTTGTCTGTATTTCATATACAGGTGCTTTTCCATTATCAACAATATCTAGCAACAAATTTGGTACTAGTTTACCTGTAGTTTCGTCTAATGCTTTCAAGTAAATATCTTTTTGATTAGAATCTTTAAATTTTCGTATTAAATCTCGTAGATTAATCTCTATATATCTATCATCAATGTATTCATACAATATACAATCATCGGTCAAACAGGCTCTTCCTCCGAATGTTTTAAGTCTTTCTCCCCGTGGTCTTATTTTACTGTAGTCACATATAAATTTCTGATCCTCCCACAGACATTCTAGAACTTTCTCAAACCCACGTGCCCATCCAAGTTTACTATCAGAAAATACTATTTTGACTATTTTATTATTGTTATTAGCATCTTTTATGACAGGTAATTGATTTACATATTTTCTCTCTACACTATAACCACAACCAGTACCATTCATTAATATATACAATAGTTCAGCAAAATCTTTTAACTTCTCAATAGTAGTAAATGCACAATTAAAAATTGCTAAATTTTCTGTATCTGCAGCAATACCAGCAGACCACAAAGCCCGCATGGAAGGCATAACTTCTAAATTATAAATAGCATTATATACATCCTTAAATTCTTTATCAGTTATTTTATCTCCGAATTTATCTTTCATGTATTTACAATATCTAAATACTGTTTCTCCCCATGTCTCTCTTCTACCTTTTTCTTCAATCCATCGAGAATAAGTACGTATATATACAAATTCCTGGAGCAGTGTATCAAATATACTATTATTAGTTGTATTTTCTTGCATGAGCCAAACAACCTCCTTTCGATATTTTTTACATAGATTATTATTTAGATTCGTCTGGTAGCTTCAGCACACCTCCTGATTTTAATATAGCTGTCTCTATATTAGAAATTTCATGTGAAAGCATTGCTCGAATATTTTGAACCAATCCAGAATATTCTGTATTTTGTTCAAAATGTATCAATACTTTTATGATACTATTCACAAATTTACTGAGCGTGGTATACTGAAATTGCATGACCGCTTTAGATATATCCTTTGGGAATATATATTTATGCATCATCTCATATATTTTCAAAATTTTATTCTCTATAGAATCTGATAATCTATTTAAAGCTACAAACTCTTGAAGTTGCATTTCATCGGTATTATCTATTTCTATATCGTCTGAAATTTTTTTAATACGTTCATTTATAATATGCAATCTTTGTGCATTTACTTCTAGCATATCATGTAGAGCACCGAATAAATCCACATCTCCTTCAAGTATTCTAGATACAAGTTCAATAGATTCCTGACTATTTTCTTCTTTCAGATTTAATATTTGTCGATTTACTTTGGAAATTATAAAGTGATTTCTGAAATGAATATCTAGAGCCTCAATAGTTAAATCTGGTTTTTTTGCTATTATTTCATCATATGTTAAATGATCCCTAGCTCTGAGAGCATTAATTTCCATATGATCAGATCTTGTACATATTGTACATATTCTACTAGTTTTTGTATATTTACCAAATTCTGTCTCAACAACCATAATAATTAATTCTATTCTTTAATTTGTATAGTAGATATGCGTATTTTAGACATAGTGGAATCTTTATGTTGTTTACACTTAGTCTTATCTGCACATAAGATGATATGGTTATCTTCCGATATAGCCCATACATCTATATAATCGATTTTTCCAGATTGTATCTCGGCCAATGTTCTACAGCTATTTAAAATATCTTCAGTAGTAATAGAATCATCTTCTATAAAGTTCATAAAGTCTTGTAAAGTAATATATATCTTATCGCTATTTTGCATATACATTTTATATTTCTTATTAAGCATGTTTTCTTTTGACATAAGAAAGGTTCTATGTGCATTTACATAATCACACATAGTCTTAAATATTCTGCTTGATTTCTTTTTATTAGGGATAAATCGTCTAAAAAGCATTATCTATTCTCTAGTGATTTTTACAATCTTTTTAATTGTAGATGGATAAGTATAGTCTATTATGGTAAACAATTTATTCAATGAGATATTGAAGTGTTCTAGAAGAATTAATCTACTATATATTGATTTTTTCAAAGAAGAATCAATATTTGTAATATCTTGCTCAACTTTCAGATTTGCGTAATGATAAAAATAATATCTTAAATAGTTTTGAACGGTTAATACGGCTGTAGGTTGTAGTGGGCTAGATAAATGTGAAGCAATTGAAGTTTTTTCTATATCTGTTATTGTTGCAGTAGCATACGAAGCATCGTTCTCTACAGATGCTTCCCGTACTACTTCTTCATGCTTTTGTTTTTTCAATTCAGATTCTAGATTTACAAGAGTATTATATAGCTTTTCGTATCTCTCTTCCTTAAGTTGTATTTCTTTATCGATATTTTCAATATGACTAATAGATATCTGATCAATTACTTCTAATTCTGAAACAGTACTTTGTCGTTTGCTTAATATATCATTTAATGTAGCATCTATATTTTGTAACAGCGCATCTATATGCATCAAATTCTTTTCAAATGCTGTTTTTTTCTTAATGAAAAGGTCTCTTTCGACAACATCGTCTGAAGCGGTTTTTCGAGCTGCTATATCTTCAAGAGTTACATTTATATCAGCTAATATTTTCTCTATATTTGTTCGGTTCTCTACATAGTTCTGTCTGTTCTGCAATATAGTAGAATATTCTATTGAGAGCTTTTCCCTCTTTGACAACAAAGCCTCTCTTTGGTTTAATTTTTGTACTAGTTCATTTCTTTCTTTCTGTAGGTTTATCTTCTCATCATTGACTTTTGTTATATCTTCCAACACACGATCCATATCTACTTTCAGTTTTTCTATATTCAGTTTATTCATAGTAATATCTTGATGCACATGTGTTTTTTCTTTTATGACCAAATCAGATTCTTTATTAAAAAGTTTTTGCAGAGGTTGATATACAGAAGTAATTTTTCTC